CGATAACCAGCCAGTTAACAATAAAGTCATCGTTCTTTGGTTTTTGGTCGTGTTTATAAGACTTCCTATTTGACTCTTTCCTCTACGGCTTATAGTCCCGCCTTTAATCCCGGCTTGTCGGCGTTGCTCCGGTGTTAAGGCGGCGAAACCTTTTTTACCTTCATAGGGCGCAGAACCGCCCAATCGACCGAGTTTTACAAAAAACTCTGGGTCTTTCGCTAATTTGGTTTGAGTTGCTTTTGCAGCTCCTGATTTGTTTCCAGCCATGTGTGCTCCTTTCGATTGGTTTATGTCTCTATTATATCAATAATCATGGTTATAGTAAAGTCTGAGGGGTTGGTGGTCGAAGTTCCCTGTACCAAGGTTCGTCACCCCACTGCTTGTCCTCTTGCCGCTTGAGCCAGTCTTCAATCTTTTTAGATATGACCCACTGGTGTCGTTGGCAGTAGTAGCGGCTTTGAACTAAGTTGGTACTCATCATGACCGCCGGTGCTCCGCAGTAGCATTTATGATTTGAATACATCATAGACCTCGGATATTTTGGTTTTGTCGTAGAGCAGCTCAATTTCGTCGTCGTGGTAGTCGTGCCCCCGGTTACGGTTCTTAGCTAGTTTAATCCCCAGCTTGGTGCCGTCTTCGCTTCTACCACACAGCAATACAATGTCGGTGTCTTGGCCAATATATGAACTACCGCGCAAGTCCTCCATGCTTATTTGCCCGTTGGCTTTTCGGACGTGCGAGATCAGTATGATTGGCACGTTGTGTCGTTTGGCGTTCTTGGTGAACTCTTTTGTTATTCTACCCAGGTCCTCTGATGCTTTCTCTAACTCGCGGGTGAAGTAGTGAAGGTGGTCTATAACTACAAGTCCGTTGGTAAATTCACCACAGAAATTACCTATCAAGCCGTCAATACTTTTCCAGTCAAGTTCGTCTGTCTTCTGAAAGGAGACGAGGCTCTCGACCTTCGTATAGTCGTCATCATTGTTAAGAAACATGAAGCGAGAAGTTAGTTGGGCTTTAGTCATCTCTAACGTAACAAACAACACAGGCAATCCCTGGAGAGCAACCTTGTTGGCGATGTTAACTGCCAGTGCGGTTTTACCAACACTGGTTTTAGCGGCAATGACAGTAACCTCGCCACCCACAAAGCCCTTGGTTAGTTTATCGATAGATGGGTAGCCACTAGAAATACCCTGAAACTTGCCCCAGTTCTCGGCAATCTGTTTGGCCTCATCGGCGTAGTCGGCCATGCTCTCAATACGGTAATCTTTCCTACGTGCATCATGGGTGTCTTTAGTTATTTTCAGTAGGTAGTCTAGAACCGCCCCGCGCTTCTTTTCGGTCAGGTCGTCAAGCTTGAGCTGTAAGTATTTATCCATTTTCGTCACCCCTTTCTATTAAGTTGTGTATGCGTTCAACGTAATCATCGATATTATCTTGGCACGATTCTGCCGTTTGTTGAATCATTTCTTTGAGCGATTCTAAGCCCTTCTGAGCGTACTTAATTCGCAAGACGGCTATCATATCGTTTTCGACATGAATCATGCTCCTATAGTGCTCTACGTCCTCCACAAGGTGCTTAGTATTGTATGCCATACTTCGATTCCTGGGATGGTTCGTCCATTAGTGTTACAAACTTGTCCCACTTTTGAGCTAAGTCTATGGGCTGGCTAACTGTAGGCTGGAAGGGCTTGGGTTCTAGTGCCAGCGCAAACTCGGCAACCGCCAATACGATGTCTATTCCTTGTTGACTAATCAGACTGGCTATAGCCGTGTTGTTATATGGTGTGTCGTAAACCCCGCCCCGCTGCGTCGCAAAGATATTTAAAACCTTACGTACGTTATCTTGCTCTAAGTTAGATAACTTAACTTTACCTGTAAGTTTATCTATCTTTATTTTTGGTTGTTTAAAGAACGTCTTATGTTCTTTTGTATTGTTATTTGAATTGTTTAGGTCTTTTTTGGAAGACTCCGAGTCTTTTTTACGAGACTCCTCTTCATTTTTGGAAGACTCCTCAATGACTAATGATTGTTTACCCTCGGGTAGCTTCTTGGCGTTACCGGCTACTAGGTTATTTTTGTTTATCTCTAGGTTGATGTTTTTGATGTGAGGGGAAGATATAAATAGTCTTGTTTTGCCACGGTATATCTTTTGGTCACACCAGACATGCTTAATCGCACCCTTTTCTTGAAGCCGACCGTAGGCATTGATGACCTGTCGTTCTGTTAGTTGGGTGTCCTCTGCTAATCGTTCTATACCAGCAAAGCAGTAGTCATGCTTGCCGAATACCTCATAATCTCTGTGCTTGTTATAAACCCAGAACTCATGAGTGAACGGCTTGATATTATAACGACGAGCTTCTTCAAGAAACTGATTATTCAAAACTGTATGAGCCTTAAGCCAGTTCTCTTGTTCTAGGGAACTAACGTTGCGTGGCTCTTCCTCATTCATTTTTGTTTCTCCAGCCACTCGGCATACGCCTTAGCTATTTTTGTTTTTGGTAGAACCTTGCTTATTGGTTCCATTAGAAAAGCCCCCATTCTGAGGGCTTAAGCCGTTTCACTGAAATTATTATAGCAGTAAAGCGCAATACCCTCAACACTTAATTTTATGTGAAGGCAGTAATTGTGAAACGACTACCTTGACCCCTATTATACTACAAAATAAATGAGCAGCCTATACGCTAGTGGTAGTGTTACGGCTGGTCACAGAGACACTAAAATAGTCTCCAAAGTATAACGACCAGGGGAGCACACGAATCACTCTAAAGAGAATCGAACCCTAGTCGTTATTGATTTATTATACCACAAACACAAGCAAACAATACAAAGTACTTTACAATAAGCAGAATGTGCTATATAATGGGGTTTAGTTTGATGAGCACACGATTCAACTCTTCAAGCGGGTATAAGGTAGAAATAAGGGTATCTAGAACCAGGCACGAACCTGAAGACAAAACGTACTAGCCCTACCCTTCTCCTTCCTTGATTAATAAAAAAACTAACTCATGAAAGGGCACATAATGAGTAAAGAAAACAAAGTCCAGAAAGCAATTAAGCTTGAGGATAAACCAAAAAAAAGTAAGAAAAATAATCTAAAACAAGGTACAATAGGGGTACTCGAACTATTCGTAGTTGCGAGCGCAATCTATGCAATAACGGTTATCGCTATGGGGACTGAAGGTTACATTCCACTAGTAATGGTTGTACCGTTAGCACTCTGGGTGGTATTCACACTATTGAAGCGATTTACAAACTAAACAGGAGGCCGCTGCCAATTACCGAAGCGACTGAATGGCAACGCTATGCGTAAAAACATATACCTAGCTCTTCTCGCCATTGTGTTAGTAATATTCATAGGCGTAGGAGCGACAAGTGTTCGTAGTAATAACCAAAAACTACAGTTACACGAGATAGAGTTGAAGAGCAAAGAAACTAAGTTAATAGAACTGAACCAGAAGTATGATGAAGTCATACAGTTAAAGACAGAAACCGACCAACAAAAAGAAGAACAACTCAAAAAGATACAAGAACTTGAGACTGAACGTCAGCGCCTAGAGCGCGAGCTACAGGCCAAGTTAGACAGAAACAAGGCTGAGCAAGAAAAACTCGCTACAGCTGCTAAGAATGCGTCAGGATTGAAAGTAGCTAGTGCTGCTAGTGGTAGTAAACACGACTGGATGCGAGCAGCAGGAATACCCGAAAGCCAGTGGCAGTATGTAGACTACATTGTTAGTAAAGAGAGTTCCTGGAATCCTAACGCGATTAATAAAAGTTCAGGGGCATGCTCACTAGCACAATCTTTACCCTGCTCTAAAATAGGCCCAAATTGGCGTGACCCAGTGGTAGCCCTTAAGTGGCAATACAACTATGTTAGTCAACGTTATGGTGGTTATGCCGGTGCGTATAGCTTTTGGCAAAAGAATAGTTGGTACTAAATGAAACCAATTAAATTCATACTATATTACGAAGATCTAAAGCACTAAGGAGAATATCATGGGAGAATGGATTGGATTTATAATCTGGATACTTCTTGCTGTATTTTTATATGGAATACACGTCGGAATACAAAAGCATTAGATTTACTTTTTAAGCAAAACGTAGTACAATAGAACCATAAAAGGAGCACACGATGAGTACACAAGTAAACACCCAACTACTAGAACGAGCAGCGGACTGTATTGACCATTTTAACGGTAAAATGCCTGCTAAACTTATAGAAAAAGATCTGGAGACTAACGATCTAGAGTCTTTACTAACACATGTCACTCAAGCAGAACAAATGATAATGGAGCAAGAATCAAATGACTGTAATTGATGATTCTGTCTCGATAGTAGACAGGAAAACTGGTTGCTACTTTAAAGGTAGTACGTTAATCCACCAGGATGCTTGTGTATGTGATGAAGACTATCAATATTATAAAGACTCACAGCTATGAACAGCGAAACTACTACCCACTATAACGGCGACGTAACACTTGAGTTCGACCCACAGAAGCACGCCTACTTGCTTAACGGTAAAAAGGTTAATGGTGTGACCACCGTTCTACAACGATTGTCTAAGCCAGCATTAATATACTGGTCAGCTAAAATGGCATCTCAACACATGGAATCAATTCTGAAGCCGGGTATCCCACTAGACGAAATGGAGATTAAACAACTCGCCAAGGATGCAATCTTGGCACATAGAAATAAGCGAGACGCGTCAGCAGACATGGGGACATGGGTACACGCATTTTGTCAAGAATATGTAGAGGGAAAGAACCCTAAAGCACCAGTCAATGAAAGACTTTTGAGTGCGGTGGAGCAATTCATTTCTTGGTATGGGAGCCAAGATATAAAAAACATTTCTAGTGAGCAAAAACTATGCTCGCCAACACTAGAACTTGCCGGTACGGTTGACCTTATTTGTGAACTAGATGGTCGACTAACAATCATCGACTGGAAAACAGGCAGCGGTATTTACCCAGAGTATATATTACAGATGGCCGCCTATGTCATGATGTACGAAGAGGAGTTTGGTAAGACCGTTGACCAGGTGGGAGTGGTTAATTGTTCGGTTAAAGCACCATTTAAGACATTCTTTACAGACGAGATTCAACGAGCCAAGGATATTTACAAGTTGTTATTAAACCTTGATAGGGAATTTAGAATACTCGAAGAGAGTATGAAAGGAGTATAGCCAAATGGAATACAAGATTAAACAAGTAAGCCAACAGGAACCAAAAAGGTACGAGGGTCAATACGGAGTCACCCTATACTACAAAGTAAGATTTGAAGGAAGTGAAGATGTTATCGAGATTGGTCGTAAAGAAGGCAACCCACCCAAAGTTGGCGAACAGCTCTACGGCACCGTCACTAGCGGGCAGTACGGTAACAAGTTTAAGAGTGAGAAGAAGCCATTTAATCAAGCAGGCGGTAGCAAATATACACGCGACGATTCAGCCATACAGAGCCAGTGGGCCATAGGCCAATCAGTCCAACTAGCTATTGCTGGCGGTAAACCAGATCTAGAGACTATAGAAGCCGAAGCCAAGAAGCTATTTGCCATGATAGAGCGGGTGAAGACCGGCCAAGCCACCAAAGAAGAAGCCAACCAAGAAGCCATAGCCGCCATAATCGAAGACAAGATAGATGAACCATTTAACCTAGACGACTTACCTCCAGGATTCTAATATGAGCAAACTATTATTTCCAGCACAACTAATCAAAGTAGAATCCCGTACCGACAGAACCTACAAGCTTACCTTCAATACTAGGGAGCTTAAAGGAGCCGACGCATCACTCCTTCTGAACGAGATAATGAACGAAGGCTGGTTAGTCTATTCCAGTACCTCCGACATTGAAGATGCTGACATACCAACCGAAAAAGCCGACCCAGGGCTAGGCACTAAAACACCAAGTGCTAGACTAAGGGGAAGATTATTCGTGTATTATACAGAGGTGGTAAAGGGTGACAAAAACCAATTTAGCATCTGGTATGATGCCGAACTAGAAAAAATAGGGAGCAAGTATCTAGAGAGGGTTAATGAATAAAAGCTGTTGCATAAAGGATTGCTATAATAACGTAGAGTGTAGGAGTATGTGTAACACACACTACACAAGGTTGAGGTTGCATGGAGACCCAATGTATGTCAGTAGCAAGCACCACGGGAGGTCAAAAACCCCTGAATATTTAGCGTGGTGCAACATGAGGCAACGATGCGAGAATGCCAATAAACCAGAATATATACATTATGGCGGGCGTGGCATAACAGTTTGTAATGAATGGCAACAGTTTGAAAATTTTTACAACGACATGGGCGACAGGCCAAGTACCACGCACTCTTTGGACAGGATAAATGTAAACGGTAATTACGAACCGGGAAATTGCCGCTGGACGACTAAAAGTGTTCAACAAAAGAACGTAAGAGCCAGGGGTAAGAGTGGACACAAGAACGTCTACAAGAACACGAACAGTAGTACATACATGGTAAGGTCTGCCGACGAGTATCACGGCACATTTAAGTCACGAGAAGCCGCAGTTGAGTACGCGAAATTAAATCTAAACTAGAATAGAAAGGGGCATGGGGGTATGCCAGTACGTAGATTCAAGGGGGCCAAGGCAAAAGCCGACACGTTATTCAGTCAGATAATACGCTCTATAGGTGAGTGCGAAAACTGCTACAAAATCGAACACCTACAATGTGCACACATAATATCAAGACGCTATTCAAACACCAGAACAGATCTTCGCAATGCGTTTTGCCTATGCGCTGGCTGTCATAGACGCTATACCGACCACCCAAGAGAGTTCAGTAGATTTATTACTAGAACCTGGGCGCAAGAGTACTACGACCACATCTATAGAAAAAGCCAAGAGGTAGGAAAAATAGACTGGGATGACGAGGTCTTTAGACTAAAGCAAATAAAGAGCTGGCTAGACAATAACGAAATGACACTTGATATATTACGAGAGCAAGAAGTATAAAACGTAAGCGGAGTATGGTATAATATATATGAAACAGTCTCTTAATCAATGGCTCAATAAGAGTCGTGACCATCACCAAGAGATAGTTTTTGGCGACAGACTTGGTTGGTTATTCCTACTACTAGTCGCCCTAGGAGCATACTTATGGTACCGGTAAAAGAAACAATTAGTAACAGCGAAGACATATCAGACATACTGACAGACAAAGCTTTTAAAGAGCTCAAGATAGGTCAGATACTTATGTTTAGTTTTGAAGGTTCACGAAACGACTACAAGATCACCAAGATTAACCGCAAAGCTAAACGCTGTTGGGCTAAGAAGGTAACTACTTACTCAACTGATGATGTCAACATAGATGATAAAGATGGTAGTAAGCAAACTGTTAGTGAGAATATAAATGGCTAAAAGAGAAGAAGACGGACTCAATCCTCAACAAGAACTATTCTGTCAATTGTACGCTAGCTCCGAAGAGTTCTTTGCTCATGGTACTAATGCTTATATAGAGGCGTACAATATAGATACTAGTAAACCAAACTATTACAAGGTAGCCCAGGCAGCGTCTAGTCGTCTGTTATCAAATGTTATTATCTTAAAAAGAATCAATGAACTACTAGAATTAAGAGGCCTTAACGATACATTTGTAGACAAACAACTAGAGTTTCTAATCACCCAAAATGCAGATTTAGGAACCAAAGTAGCTTCAATTAGAGAATACAATAAACTAAGAAGCCGAATCATTAACAAGACAGAAATAACCTTACCAACTCCAATATTAGGTGGAATAACCAATGAAGTTCGTACCGACGACAGCAGTAACGAAACTACTCAATCTTAAGAATAGAATCAAAGGAATAGCTGGAGGCACATCAGCCAGTAAAACAATATCAATCTTACAGATACTTATAGACAAAGCTCAATCAGATAGAACACCAACTTTAACATCAATAACTAGTGAATCAATGCCACACCTTAAACGTGGAGCCATGAGAGACTTTCTAAACATAATGGAAGGTCATGGGTATTTTAAAGAGAGTCAATGGAACCGTAGCGACTTTGTATATACTTTTGAAACGGGTAGCAAGATAGAGTTCTTTTCATTAGACATGCCTCACAAGGTAAGAGGTCCACGACGTGATAGGTTATTTATCAACGAAGCAAACAATATACCCAAGGAAACCTACGATCAATTAGAGGTTAGAACCAACAATGAGATATGGCTAGACTGGAACCCCACCAACGAGTTCTGGTTCTATACTGGGGTTAAAGACTCACCTAATGTAGACTTTCTGATTCTGACTTATAAAGATAACGAGGGACTACCACAATCAATCGTTCAATCAATTGAATCAAGACGTGATAATAAACAATGGTGGCGGGTTTATGGAGAGGGACTACTTGGTGAAGTCGAGGGTAAGGTCTATAAAGGTTGGAAGATAATTGATGATATACCCCATGAAGCTAGACTTGAACGTTATGGACTGGACTTTGGCTACTCAAATGACCCAGCAGCTATCGTGGCTGTTTATTACTACAACGGTGGCTATATCTTTGACGAGATTACCTACCAAACAGGATTGAGCAACAAACGTCTTGCAGATGTTCTAAAGAATATTGATAACGCACTGGTTATAGCTGACTCAGCTGAACCTAAAAGCATTGATGAGATTAAAGAATATGGTATATCAGTCCTACC